NGCTCTTCCTTACTATCAAACCACAAATATTTTGAAATCAGGAGAGGGTGCGGTTCTTATTGGCGACCCGATTGCTTGGGATACTTCTGCGAAGAAGTTTATCAAATATGCAGATGGAGAGGCTACTGTCACGGATGAGGCTCTGGGGACTGGTGATTCTGTTCAGCATATGTTTAAGCTGGCGAATGACTGGATTAAATCTCCTATCACGAATGTTAAAGTTGATGGTGTAGCAAAAACTGAAGGAACCCACTTTGTTGTGGATTACGAAAAGGGCTGGATTTTCTTCTTGCTGGGCTCGATTCCTACTGCGGTTGCGGTTACATCAACCTATGACCATTATGCCAATTTTGGTACCGATGCAGGAAAGGCTGTCGGATTTGTGAGGATTCCTGGTGATTCTACTAGTGAAGATGTGCCGATTGAGGTTCATATTGGTGGAGCAGTTAAGTGGGACTTGGTTTCTGCTGCAACCAACTGGAATGCCCAGATTTTGGTTGACCTTGGGGCTATTGTTAAAATAGCACCAAATGCTCTAATCTATTAAGAGTGAGTTAAGAATCTAACGGAGGAAATTAATTATGCCAGAACTTGCGATTTTAGAACAAAAAGTTTTGACTGGTATCATACAGCAGTACGTTGCTCCACCTGAGAATGTTGGTCGGAAGTTGTTTGCGAAGAAAAGTCATCCTTTTACGGTTGCTGAGTGGGATGTCCTGAAAGGGTCACGTGAAAGAAGTACTCCTACTATGCCTAACAGGGAAGCGATTATCGTGAAACAGTTAGGTGTTGGTAGAAAGACCGCTTCTTTCATATATGTAAGAGAGAAGAAGGCATTTGAGCCTTCCACACTTCGTTGGTTGCGTACTCCTGGTGAATTAGCCAGAGCAAACGCAGAGGCGGCGGTTCGGAGGGAGACTGGAGACCTCAACGATAGGTTGGAGCGACTTGTTGAATCCTATGCTTGGGAGACGATTAACGGTACAATCACTGTTACCTATGAAGATGGTTTGAGTATTACCGTCGACATGGGAATCGATGCTACTCATAAACCTACTGCGGCTACTACCTGGGATACTATTGCTACTGCTGACATTATCGGTAACATCTATGCCTGGAAGAAGCTGATTCGTCAGGATACTGGGTTTGATGCCACAGATATCTACCTTCCTGGAGATGTTATGGAATACGTGTACAAGAATGCTGCTATCAAATCTCTCTTCTCAGAAAAGCATAAGTGGCAGTATCTCCAGAGTAGCGTTATTGAAGGTCTACTTGGTCTGAATTGGCACGTGTTTGATGGTGGGTACGAGAATGCTTCTGGAACTTTTGTTCCTTACATTGCTACAACGAAAATCATCATGATGTCGAAACAGGGTACTCCTTTTGTTCTGATGGAAGGACTGTCTGCGGACTTCGATTCTCCTGAAAACCACACGGGCAAGTTTTCTAAGTCCTGGGAAACTAAAGACCCGTCGGCTCGGTTTGTGCTCATTGAGTACAATTTCATTCCTGTTCTTATGCGACCTGACAACGTTGTTATTGCTACGGTTCTATAATTAAGGCTCTGTCCTGCCTGCGATTGACATATTACAGCTTGGTTTACGCCAAGCTGGGTGGGTGGTGGGAATTCTTTTAAGGAGGTTTGCATTATGATAGTGTCTTGTACGAAGACGGGTTTTACTGTTGGGAATAAACTCTATAATGAGGGTGAGCTATTTCTCTTGAGTAACCAATTGATTGAGGTATTCGGGAAGCTTAATGATGCTCAACTGACTAAGAAGCAGAAGAAGATGTACGGGGCGGTCTTTTTCCGAAGGTTGTCGCCTGACGAGTTGAAGAACTACTTTGATGACCCTGAGGGTACGAAGAAAGTGTTTGGTGGTCGTCAGCTCACTATGGATATCTTAGACCCGAAAGAAAAGAAGATTCTTGGTGATTATGCAGTGTCTAAGCATCACCGAATGCTTCAAGCTGCGAAAGTGCTACAGGGCGAAGCTAATATTGAAATTGAGCCTGACGAAGAGGAAGAGTCGGCTGTTGATGAGCCTGTTGCTGAAGAAAAGGTTGAGGAGCCTGTTGTTGAAGATGCTCCATCAGAGGAGCCAGAACCCGAACCTGAAACAGAGAAGGAGGAGTCCACGGAAGAGTCGGAGAAGGCTGAAGAAGAGTCCGCTCCTGCTTCTGAGGAAGCTCCACCAGAACAACCTGCATCTGAAAAGAAAAGCACTAAGGGGTCGAGTAAAAGTAAGAAGCAGTAGGTAGCAAATGACTTCGATTGCGTCTAAAACTGACGTACAAAATGCGGGGAACTTTAGTCAGAAAGTTTCTGACGCTACCCTTGACTTCTATCTGGAATTCACGTCATTCTATATGGAAATGATGCTGGGGTCTACTACTTATGCTGCTGCTGTGGCAGGTACCTTAACTCCTGCCGCAGATGTTACAAAGCTGAAGATGTCAGAGGCTTTGTTGACTGTGAGCTTCGCTCTTCCTGCGGTTGGCATTACCGTTGCTGAAGCAGGGATGCTTCGCACACAAGCTGTTGGTGGTCGTGGTGGTGAGCTTGAGGTTGTGTCGTTTGTTAAAGAGCTTAAAGACCTTGCATTACATTTTGCTACTATTGGTTTGAATCTTATTCCTGAAACGTATGTCCAGAGTGATAAATTTAAACCTGTTTGGTTTTCAGTTATTCAGAGAGTGTTTCCAGGACTGGATGAGATGCCCACTATGGCAACGATTCATAGTGATGCGGAAGCTACAATTCAGGATGCAAGAGGAGACGAAGAATATACTCCTGGTGAGACGGGATAGTAAATGGCTCTTTTCGAAGGAGTGTCGGGGAAGGGTAGTCTTCCTCCTCGGCTGGATAAAGTTGGTGAAGCCGCCCTTGGTTTTATCCAGAGCCGTGTTCGACATATTGCGGACAAGGTGGTTAGCTACTTGCAAAGTATCACTCCTGTGCGGAGTGGATTTCTCCGAAGCAATGCTTGTTATTGGGGGCTTCGGATTTATGGGCGAGGCGGTTTTGTTTTTTGGTTTGGTTGGAGGAGACGAGATTTTTATTCCCAAAAAGATTTTTACGCTCCTTATGTTGACCAGGGGACGGGAGTTTATGGCATTCGAGGATACCCTATTGTTCCCCGTAATGCTGCTCGGTTGGTGTGGCAGTATCATGGGCGTTGGGTATCGGCTCCCTATGTATTGGGGCAGCGTCCTCAAAACTTATTGAGGAAGGCAAAAGAGTTTGCTTTAAGGGAAGTTGGTGCAGCAATGGCTGCTGGAATGGATTTTGGATTTAGAACGGAGTTTTATAAAAAATGATAAAACACAAAGAAGCTTTGTATGAAATCTTTGATGCTGAGAGGCAGCCTGGACAGTCTCTAGAAAATAAGTGCAAGTCTATTTTAAAGACCTCTTCAACAGCTCTGCCCAATGAGGCACTTCCTCATCGGTTTATCACATTAGGTGGGTATACAGTTGAAGATGTTCCGTCGGGGAACGTTGTTGATAAGTATACAAGTGTCCTTCAGGATATTGTGTGTGGAGCTGCTGTTGACCAACATTCAGCAACAGGAGAAGTTGATTCAGAAGATGACGCTTATGAATTGGCTCGTTTGGTTCGGACAATTCTGAAAAATAATAGGAAGTTGATATCTACTACTTACCCTACAGGAGCGGCTAAGACTCTTCATTTTCGAGATGCAGTCTCAGATGTGGTTGTGTATAGCGAGTCTCCTTGTAACATTGTGACTATCACTATCCGAATCCAAATGCTGGAGGATGTGTAGTGGCGATATTCCCAAAAGATGTGTATACTGCCATTAAATCCGCCTTGGATGGTGCAACACTTTTGCCCTATGTGGATACAGTGGTTATCCAAAAGTATCGTCGGGATAATATTCCTGACTTTACTAACTATGCGATTATAATTAGTCCTATCATGGCAGAGGCGGTAATCTATGAAGCAGCCCAAAGATTTATTGCAAATAGAGTTGAATTAATTTTACTGGCTAAGGTACGAAGTCGGACTGAGGAAGACATTATAATGGCGGATACTCCTGGAGGCAGCCCTCCAAATGTTGGGGTTCTAGCGATGTATGAGGATGTGTTCCGTACTTTATATAAAAACAATTTGAGTGGAGCGATTGAGTTGTATCCAAAGATAAATGAGTTGGATGCTCCCTCACAATTCGATATCCTTGTAACTGATGAAAACAGGGAAGACTTTATTATTGAAGCAAGAGTGATTTATAATCCTAGAGGTCAGCGGTTTGTTGACCTGGCGTAAGGAGGTTAGTAATGTCGTCAACCGTTTTCGTTCGTCTTAAAGAAGAGTATGGGAAATATCTTGTCTTGACAAGTCCGACTTTTTCCCTTATTATTGAAGAAGGCGGTGAGAATAGTCCCGCTGGGTTTGAGCTTGAGAGAGAGTCTTTCGAGAGATACGAGAAGTATTTGGAAGTTGTTCCTCGGAAAGACCGAGCCAAAAAGCGAGAGAAAGATATAACATTGGAGGAATAGAATGACATTACCTGGATATGAAGCTCAGCGTTCAGTAGAAACACAGTGGGCATTCTCTTCTAAAAAGCAGTCTGATTTCGATACTAAAGTTGCTGATGGTAGTATCTTATTGACACATCCAGTAAGAGAAGTTAATCCTGCTGAGGTTACCAAAGAGTTCCGTTCGGATAGAGATACCTACGGGAAGGGGCACGAGTTTGCTACTGATATGTGGCAAGTCGCTCAGGATGTGAGAAAGACCATCAATGTTGATGGAAGCACTTACATGCTTGGCTGGTTGCTCGCTTTTGCTCTCGGAAAAGTTGTTACAACTCAGCCTGATGGTACAAATTGTCCCAATACATATCAGCATGTCTGTACGTTTTTTGACCCTGATGTTGCAGGGACTGCTCAATTGCCTGTTACTACGGTTGTTGAGAAGGTTTCAGCGGCTGCTAATTTGAAGCGGTATCTTGAATCGATGGCACTGTCGTCTTTAACTATCAGTGCCGAGGGGTTTGAGCATCTTAATGCAACTTCAGAATGGATTGGTGGTGGTAAGGTGTCGGCTTCAACAACCACTATACCAGCACTGCCTACTGTTGAATACTTGACTTCAAATGAGGCTGTTTTTAAGCTTGGAGATTCTCTGGAGACTGTTACTACACGGGTGCGGAGTTGGTCTGTTGCTATTAATAACAATCCTAGAGAGGCTAGGGGGTATTTTCCTTCTAGTGGACAGTACCGTGGTCGGTTGGAAATTGGTGCGAGAAGCGTTGTTCCTGCTGTGGTGTTAGACTTGGATGCGACCAGTGATTTATATGATGACTTCTTAGCAAACACAAAGGTTTCTCTGGAAATCCTGTGTGAGGGTGCACTTGTAGAGGCTGCTCCTTGTGCGGTAAAGCATACGTTGAAGCTGGAATTCCCAGATATGTATTATTTTGCTCAACCGATTGAAGAGAACGATGGTATCTTTACCTACTCAATTGCGTTTTCGGAAGAGTCGGTTCTGTACGAAACTGGTGCGAGCCCTGCCCCGTTGTTTCAAGCTACTGTCATCAATAAAGAAGTTAGTTACTTAACAACCTAATCTTGGGTTGATTATTTTAAAGGAGGAGTGTTTATGTTTGATTTATCGAAGAAAGAGTGTTATTTTACTCTGGAGGAAGTTCGTGGCGACAGGAAGATATTGTTGAAGCATATCTTCCGTCTGCCTTCTCTGAAGGACTGGATTGAGTTTCACAAGGGTACAACCCAACTGGGACTCAGCAAAGGAAAAGATACTGTGGAAGTTTCGGCGATGGTGCGGCAGGAGAGAGATACCTGGCTCTGGGATGCTCTCATTCTGCGTGTAGAAGGGTACAAGTACAGTGGTCAAGAGCTCATGGAAAAGAAGAACTGGAAAGAGATTATTCCACTACCACATAAGCTTGAATCGATTAGTGGGTTTCTGTTAGGGTATCGGGAAGATGTTCCTACTGATGAGGAGTTGATTGTGGAAGAGAGTCTTGACTTGGCGGAAGGAGCTATCGAAATGCAGTTTGCTTTCTTGCAAAACAGCGAAGTGCATCGAATGAAGTTTATGTTTAAGGCTCCTGATTCTTCAGATTATCTCCGTTTCAGTCGGTTAACATCAAAGATGCAGCTCCAGCGTACAAAGCAGCGAAACGTGAGTGCGATTCGGGTTCCTACAGATGTTCAGCCTTTTATAGAGCTTTTTGATAAGCTTATTAACAAGGTTGAAGGTTACCAGTTCGACGGAAAAGACCTGATGAAGGCGGAAGATTGGAAGGCAAAGGTTGACGCTTACCACAAGCAGTTGGTTGTTCGTGAGATATTCACAGTGACCCTTCAAGAGATTGAGGGAAAAGCTTAAGGGGTATAGACTCTCCTATTTTGCGGCAGACAGCCAAGGCTATCATAGCGGAGAGTCTGGGTCGGCAGTGGTGTAAGGGAGAAGAGGAGTGTGTGAAGTTTCGCACTGCTCAAGAGAAGACGACGGTCTGTAAAGGCTGCCCACATAGTTTTTCAAAATCGAAGTTGAATGAGATTGAGGGAAGCTTTGCGGTTGTCCCTTGGTTGTCTCATTTGTTTTACTTAGATGGACTGAGGCGAGTTGGTGCTGTTTTTAATATTGATGAACTGTCACGCCAGGAGTGGAATGGGTTAATTCTCATCGAAGCGGTGCGAACTGAAGTAGACCAAGAACGTTTTGAGAACGCACAGGAGAAAGCGAAGTTGGATGCGGCTTTGCAGAAACAAGGTAGTAAGAGGAGATAAGAGAGCGAGATGAATCCATGAAGGTTGTCTTGAGTCCATGCCTGAACAATATGATGCTGCCGCTCGTCTGGTAATTACAGACGCTGGGGCAACTGGCACCATTGACAAATTTAGAGGAAGCCTTGAACGTACTACCACCCGTATGCAGGAAACTATCAAACAGGGTGGTTATCTGCGTCTAGCCCTCCATCGTATTGCTACATATACTGCTATCTTTACTTTCTTTGGTGGTCTCGCCAAACTGCTCGGCGAAACCATTGAGTTAGAAACTCGTCTGGCTGAAGTCTCAACTCTGCTGGATTTACGAAATACACAGGTTGCCGAGTCCTTCCGTAATATTACCCAGGATATTCTAGCTCTAGATGAGCATTTGGGGAGCTCTATCGAGCTAACCAAGGGTATGTATGAGATTATGTCCGCTGGTGTTAATGAACCAGCGGCGGCGTTTAGGTTGTTGGTTGTGTCTGCCAAGTATGCGAAGGCAGGGTTGACTGACCTTGCTGTTGCTGCGTCTTCTCTGACCGCAATCATGAAAGCATATGGGTATGCTGCGGAGGAAATGCGGGCAAAGTCCGATATGCTGTTCGCATCGGTCATGGAGGGAAAATACCATGCGGATGAACTAAACGCTGCTATTGGAAAGGTTCTTCCCACTGCTGCGGCAATGGGTGTCCAGATTGATGAGGTTTCAGCCGCTTTAGCAGCTCTTACTCAGCGAGGTTTGGATGTTAACGAGGCGGCAACTGCTCTGAATAGAATACTAATTTCATTCCTGCGTCCTATCGATAAGTCAAAGAAAGAATTTGTGAAACTTGGCTGGCAGTGGGGGCGTAATGCTTTTGAGGGTATTGGGTTGGCAGGAGCTCTACAAAGGTTGCGAGAAGCTACCGCTCTTTATGGTGATGTTCTTCCTATTATCTTTAGAAGGCAGCGAGCTCTACGAGGTGCGTTTATTCTGGCAGGTAAAGGGTACGAAGATTATGTGAGACTGCTTGTTAAAATTAGAGCGGCTACAGAAGGAGTAGGTGAGGTTCAGCGGGCATATAATAAAATTGTTACGACTACGAGTGCTGAGGTCAAGGCAATGGGAGCCGCAATGCTTAAGGCTATGCGAAGCGTTTGGGAACAAAAGTTACTTTTCCAGAAAACTGGTGCACTTATTATTTCATTAGTGAGAGCCTTTAAAGCTCTTGCTGTGACTGGAATCCGTAATATTGCAGTGATTGGTGGTATGGCTCTTGTTTTGGGTACATTGAAAAAGGCTTATAGGGCTATGATGGTGTCTTATGGGCAGATGGTGTTCGGTGAAGTGGCAATGCAAGAAATGCTTTCAAAGAATATAAATCTTTTTAGAGCGGAGACAAAGTGGATTGATAACAACGCCGCAGCTCTTAAACGTCGGGCATTGGTAATGCAGTTTGCAACAAAAGCGGTTGTGGCTGGATTCATAGCATATATGGTGCTCAAAACTGCTATTGATGCTTATGATGCTGCTCAGGACAGGGCGATTGCTGGTATACTTCGTCAGCAGAAAGCCTGGGTTGTTTTACGGAGAGAATATGCTCTGTTTCAGGCAGCAGCTAGGGAAGCTGGTGTAGCTACAGAAGGGTTGTCTAAACAGCTTCGAGAGCAAGCAATGGTGAGAGTGCAGGAACTTATTAGAAGTTATGGGACTGTGCTGGAGACAACCGATGCTATTGTTGCCAGGTTCAAAAAAGCCTCAGGAGCCTATAACGAGGCATCTCAAGATTATTATAATAGTATCTATCAACTGATTTACGCAGTTAAGGCGGGGAATGAACTGACAGGGGAGCAAGAAAACATGCTTCGGGAGTTGGCATCAGCTTTGGGTTATGTTGATAGGGAGATGAAGGAGTGGATTAAAACAATGCAGACCGAAGTTGCTGTGATGGAGCGAATTATTAAGGCTCAGCGGCAGTTGAATATGTTGCGGCGGGACTTTTTAATGGCACGAGAGATGGGGACAATGCCCGCAGAAGATGTGGTGACTACTTATGGTGCCGATGTTATTGAGGATGTTCGTAAGCGGCTTGAGCGGCTTCTCAAGTATGACCCTCGGTCTACAATGGGGTTGGCAATTCAACAGTGGGCTAAGAGTATGGGAATGACTTTCGAAATGCTTATGACTGAAACAAGAGATTTATTGAAGCATCTTGA